TTGGAATCATATTCTCCAAATGCTGTAGCATCATAAGCTGTGCCATCAATCCAATGAAAGTGAGACATTGAGCCATCAAAAAAATGAGAACCAGAACCATTTTGACCAATATAAGGTTGAGAATTATTAAAATAGTTTATTTCTAAAGTTTCATTTTGAGAAGGTACAGTTGAAGAATCAAAAACTGTTTCTTGAACTCCATTTACATATAACTTAATTCTATCTGAAGCAGTAGCTTGTGTAGTATCTATTTTTAAAACTATATGATACCAAGCCGATGTATCTCTAAAAACTCTAGTAGTTTTATAAAGCATATCTTGACTACCACCATTATAAGAATTAGTTACTAATTTATCATCACTTTTAAATTCAAGATTAAAATTTGTACTACCTGTACCCCAAAATAATATTTTTTGTTCAGCACTTAACTTATTTCTTTTAACCCATACACTTAATGTAGATGTTGTTGCACTACCTAAAGATGATGTTGTTCTTTGTAAATATGTACTTGCCATTAGTTAAACTGTGCTCCTCCTGTTACAGCATATGATGATGTCAAACTAAAACTTCTGTCTGCTGTTTGACCTTCAGCATCTGTTGCTCTGATTGTAAAATTATAAGTTGTTGCTGTTGTAGAGCTACCACCAAAGTCAGTTGTTGTTATCACACCTGTTGAACTATTTAAAGAACAATTTGCTTGAGCAGCATTTGTTAATACAGATGTAGTTTCTGAGTAAGTAACAGCACTATCTGAAGTAGCTGATACTGTAGCAACTGTACCAGAAAAATCTCCAGCAATAGTTCCTAAATCTCCAGCAGCAGTATTCCAAGTTGGAGCATCTGATACTGTTAAAATATTACCAGATAATACTGCAAGACCATTAGGATTTTCTATTCTTAATCTGTATTCAGCATCTACTGATAAAGTAAATTGAACAGTTAAAGAAGTAGAATTGCTATATGAAACTGTGTCAGCTGTATACCAAATACCAGTTGAAGGATTTAATGCTTCTACTCTTGGTATGCTTTCAAAGTTAGCACCTGTAATAGTAATGCTTGTTTGAGCATTAGTTATTGTACTAGGTGATATAGAACTAATTGTTGGTTTTGTTTCAGCAACACCAGTTAGATTACTTCCATCAATAGCAGGTAACGTAGCAGGAAATACTGCATCAGGTAATTTAGCAGAACCATCTAATTTAGTTAATTCATCAGCTTGGTTTGCGTCATTAAATACGTCAGATATATCTCGTGCTTTAGTCATATTAAGTTTCTCTTACAATTTTAACATTTTATTAAAGAACCAAAGTATCTGCTTCAGCTTCAGTTAATGCTTCGCCAGAAATCAACTTTGCTTTTGCACTAGCTTTTAATGCTTTGTATTCAGCATCTTTTTGATTAGCAAGAACTGCACTTTCATCAGCTTGTTGATTTTCAGCATTTAAAGCATCAATTTCAGCTTGTGTCATTTCAACTTCTTCAATGCCATTTGGTGTTATTTTTTTATTTTTCATAGATTACTCCTTATTTTTTAAATCCATATAAAGTCATTGTGCCAGATGTAATAGTTCCTGAGCTTGGATAAATTTTCCAACCAGTTAAAGCTGTTGAACCAATAATGCTAAATTTACATTCTTCTGTTGCAAAATGAAATCTACCCATACCATTAGAAGTATTACCACCACGCAAAACAGTTTGCATTACACCTGGATGGTCATGTGTTCCTTCAGGTGCACCTAATTCTACAGTTCCATAAAAAACACCACCTGTTTGATTTCTATACTGGTATTTATCATAACTTGTTCGTTCCATACGACCTACTTCAAGTCTATCATCTAAACCACTCGTATAGCCAAAGACTGGTGTATTTCTATTACTTTCAAGATAATAACCTGCTGTATCAAATGTATCGGTATAACAATTTTTCATACCACTATAAACTGAACTAGAAAGTTCGCCAGAAGATATTAATGCTCTTTGTCTTACATAGTTAGTATGACTAAAAACTAAATCTTGATAAACAATTTTATAAAAACCATAAATGTTGTCATTAAAATATCCATCTACTGATAATGATGCACTTGAACTAGCATCAACAGAAGCAAGAACTTCTAAATTACCAGATGCACCAACACCAGATGCAAGTTTAGTCCAGTAAGCAGTATTAACTACACCTAAAGTTTGAGGTGTTTGGTTTGTTGAACTTTGAACTGCAACAAAAGTGTGAGTACCATCTTGAGTAAATTGTACTACATCATTTTTATTGTAAGCAGTTGCACTATCCCAAGTACCTTGATTGGTACTTCCGATTGATGAACCTTTTGCAAAAATATTCCAATAAGTAGTATTGATTGTACCATTAGTTGCAGGGGCTTGGTTAGTTGAAGCTGCTACAGCAACATAAGATGAGGTTTCTCCATTGTCAGTATACTGAACTACATCTTTTGCAGTATAGGCAGTAGCACTAGACCAAGTACCTTTTTGCGTAAATGCAATTTTTCCTATGTCTATTGTAGCCATTATTTTTTTCTCCTATTAATATTTATTTATATTGTTGCGATTAAGTTGCCATTACTGTCTAATGACCAACTAAATCCTGTTGATGCGTAAATGACATCATCAAATGACGCATAGGTAGCTGCATCTATATTATCTGCACCACCATTTGTTGTTGTTACTTGAAGTGTATCTAATACACCATCACTATCTGTATCTGTTAATACAAATCCATAAATTTCTGCTGAACTAGAATTAGAATATTCTAAAGCTGTACCTGCTTGATTAACGACTAAAGCCTGTCCTGCACTTCCTAAAGAAGCAGGTGTGTCTGATAAGTCATTAATTGATGAAGTTGGTGTACTAAATTCTAAAGCTGTTCCACCAGAATTAACTACTAATGTTTGACCAGCACTTCCTAATGAAGTTAAACCTGTTCCACCTTTTGTAGTTGGAACAGTTGGTAATCTATCAGAATTTAAAGTTCCTGATGTAATATTACTAGCATTAATATTTGCAACATTAAATGTTCCATAAGTTACAATATCAACAATATCGCCATTTGATAATGCAGTAGCAAATACAACTGATGTACCAGATGAAACAGTAACATCTGTACCATTAACCATCTTAACACCATTTAGGTATACATCTATAAATCCTGCATCATAAGCTAAAGTATTTCCATTATCATCTACACCTGATACAGAACTTGGAGTTCCAGAAACTGTATAAGTAAATCTTTCAGAAGTTCCATTAACAGAAGAACCTGCATTTTGCCATCCACTAGATCCATATACTTTCATTGTATTTGATGAAGTATCAAACCATAAATCTCCTATAGTAACATTTCCACCAGTAGGTGCAGTTGCACTTATGAAATAAGTATCAGCAAAATTATTAACATCTGTTAAGTTAGAAGCTACTGTATTAACATTAGCAATAGATCCACCAACATTATTAACATTAGCAATATTTGTTGCAACAGTTCCAATATTATCTGATCCAGTTAAATCAGTAGCTACTGTTCCAATATCAGTTGCATCATTTGCTACAGCAGTTACATCTGTATCTATATTTGCAACACTTGTTACATCTGCTGATATACCAGCTACTGTAGAAATATCTGATTCGTTTCCTGCAACAGCAGTTATGTTAGAATCATTATTTGCAACAGTTGTAATATCTGAGCTTATAGAAGCTACAGTTGTTACTTCAGTTGCTTTAGGTACTAATCTATGAAAAGTATAAGTATGTAAAGTTGTAGTTGTTTCTACTAATAAACCATAACCAGCAGTTAAAACTGTAGATCCACATCCAGTAATTGTTACTGTATTTGATCCAGAACCATTAGCTATAGTTACAGTTCCAGCTGTTGGAGTTCTTGTAGTTCCAATAGTTGAAACACTAACAATAGTTCCTGTTCCATTATTAACATCTGGGTTAGCTGTTGGAAAACTTGTTTCATTAGCAACAGGTACAAATCCACCTACATCATCAACAAGATCTACAACTCTATTATCAATAGCAGCAGTAGTAGCTACATATGAATCAGAAGCACTCCAAGTATCTCCTGAAGATATAGTTTCAGAACTATCTTGTCTAAAGTATCTTGCATCAGAAGCTGATGTCGTAAAGAATGTAGTATCATCTGGTGTATGTGCTGAATGTTCAGCATTAGTTACAATAACAGCATCTGCTATTTTATCAGCAGTTACTGCATCATCATTAATTTTAGCTGTAGTTATATTGCTATCAGCTATTTTAGCAGTTGTAATTTGATCATCTGCAATATGAGCTGTATCAATAGATCCATCTACATAGTGTTCAGAATCTATACTATCATCTGCAATTTTAGATCCATCAATAGCATCAGCTGCTATCTTACCTGATGTAACATTTAAATCTGCAATCTTTGCTGTTGTTACATTGGCATCTGTAATCTTTGCAGTAGTAATTGCACTATCTGCTATTTTAGTTGTGCTTACAGCACTATCAACAATTTTAGCTGTTGTAACTGAATCTGTTTGTAAGTTAGATGCAGCAATAGCATTACTTGCTATTTTAGCATTAGTAACATTTGCATCTGCGATTTTAACTGTAGTAACACTACCATCTGCTAATGTTGCACTTGTAATAATTCCTTCTGGAATAGAAGTATTAGTAGCTGAAAGTCCACCAATATAAATAGTTAAAGATTCATTAGATAAAGATCCTGAATCCCAAGTTACATTAACTGTAGTATCTGTTGAAAAAGTTGAAGAACTAATTGTTCCATAGATTGTTCCAGTAGTAGATCCTACTGCTTTAACTCTACGATTAGCATGATAAATAGAAGTTACATCTATACCAGCAACAGTAAATGAAGTAGCACTAGCATAAGCTAATGTATGAGCTCCATCTCCATCACCATAAATTACCCATTGAGAATCATTATACCATTCTCTAGTATTAACCATTAATGCTCTAATAGCATTATTAAGTTGAGAAGGTAGCATTCCTTCTGCAACACTTATACCATTTAGATCTGAGTTATTTAAATTAGTTGTTGAATAGTCTTTTATACCTGCCATTTAGTCTCCCATAAACCAAGCATATGCTTTATTGTTTTCTTGATTCTTTTCATTAATAAGTGTGTTTATAGCTTCTTCAATTTGTCTTTGGAAAAACTCTTGAGTTTCAAAACTATATCTTACGTTATCAACGTCTGTTCTATCTGTCATCTTAATCCTGCTCTTGATGCAACTAGATCAATACCTTGAGCATCTGACCAAGCTACACCACTAGGTGTTTTAACATTAATTTTAACATATCTTCCAGATTGTCTTACTGGATTAATACCAGTTGAGTTCATAGATATTTCACTAGACTCATTAACATTATCTGCAAGTCTGTCTCTAGTTTTAATAGTAACACTTGCTTGTGCATCTACTATTGGTCTAATAGATTGTATATTACTTCTAAAACCAGGAAACAATTCAACTTCACTTGTTTCTATTTCTCCTTGATTTGCAGTACCAGAAAAAATAGCTGCTTTGTATTCGTTATCTATTGCACCAAGTAATAATTGTCCACCTGACCAAAAATCTGTATCTAATGCAATATTAATCTGATCTAAGTTTTGAGATATAATATCCATTAGCTCAACTGTATAAGCTCCTACAAATTGAGAAAATATTGTACTAGCATTTGTATTTGCTAAAGACCATTTTTTTGTTGCATAGTTATAAATTAATATTCTATCACAAATACCAGTTGTATTACTAGTATTATTTGAACTAGGATATAACCATAATGCTAACTGGTTAAATGGATCAACAGCAGCACAAACTCTATCTGCAAATGCTTTGTTTAAATCTGTATCAAAAAATCTGTTTACTTTTTCTGCACCAATAGAAATAACCTGATCTCCATTAATTTCAAAAAAACCATCATCAGCATAAAAGAATACACGTCTGTTATCCTGACATACTGTTCTACCATATACAGCTCCTCTATTAGGAGATATAACTGATAGTCTAAATACTGTTG